TATCAGGATATGTATTTGGTAACGGTACAAGCGCTTTTACGGCTTCCTCAACCATTCCTAATACAGCAATCACTGGCTTGGGAACAATGTCAACCCAAAACGCCAACTCCGTGGCGATTACAGGTGGGACAATTAACGGTGCGTCTATCGGTGCGACCACTCGATCATCTGGCGACTTTACTACTTTGTCGGCTAATTCTGTTACCAGTACAACGCCAGTTTTGTCGTTCAATGCTTCCAACTCTATTGCTTCTTTTGGTAGCACAACCGCCAACTCATATAACCAGCTTGTTATTCAAAACAAGAGTACATCTGCTAGCGCTTCAACCAATTACGTTATCTCTAACGACATAGGTACAGATTCATCGTATTACGGTGAGTTTGGCATGAACTCATCGGTTTACTCATCTGGTACACCTTCTGACTTTTACTCCATCAACAACGGGATTTATTTTTCAGGCCATGACGGTGATATTAGTTTTGGGTCTGGCAACGGATATAAAAGTTATTTTGCTTGGGGTTCAACAGGCCAATATGCTCATGTAATCAACAGTTCAGGTGCTCTTGGTTTTTCAACAAACCTTGGAACAACTCCTGCATTAAGCGGAACAACAGGTTACGGCACATCTGGTCAAGCCTTGGTGACAGGCGGTTCAACCGTTGCTCCAGCATGGGGCGTGGTCGGCATTAATGGAGGCGGTACAAATGGAACGGCTACTCCTACTGCTGGTGCTGTTCCCTATGGCACTGGTACTGCTTACGCATTTACTGCTGCTGGCTCTACTGGACAAGTCTTAACCTCAAACGGTTCTAGCGCTCCAACATGGTCTACGCCCACAGCTTATGCAACAGTTACTGACGACACCACCACAAATGCAACTCGTTATCCACTGTTTGCATCCGCTACAAGCGGCAATTTACAAACTGAATACACAAGCTCCACCAAGTATCAATACAACCCTTCCACTGGTGTGCTGACAGCCACAGGTTTTAGCGGCTCTGGCGCTTCTTTAACAAGTCTGACTGCTGGTAACTTGACAGGCACAATTCCAAGCGCTGTCCTTGGTAACTCTACGGTCTACATTGGCACGACAGCTATTGCCCTTAACCGAGCAAGCGCCAGCCAGACACTTACAGGCACAAGTATTGACGGTAATGCTGGAACTGCGACCACAGCGACCACAGCAACAAACGCCACAAATACCGCAACCACTGATGACACATCAACTAATGCGACTGTTTATCCTGTTTGGAAAACAAATACAACAGGTAATTTGCCTGAATACACATCATCAACCAAACTCAAATTTAATCCAAGCACAGGCGTTTTGACTTCTGTCGGTACGGTTATCAGTTCTGATGAAAGACTTAAAAGAAACATTGTTTCTATTGATAAAACGCTTGATAAAGTCATGTTGTTAAATCCTGTGACATACAACAGATTAGACAACGACAACAATGAAATCGGTTTTATTGCTCAAGAAGTTCAAAAGATCATCCCCGAGGTGGTAGATGATTCTGGTGAATATTTGGGAATTGCTTATGCAAACTTTGTCCCTGTGCTTGTTAAAGCTATTCAAGAGCAACAAAAAATGATTGAAAAAATGGCAGGCAAGTTAGCGGCTTTTGGTCTTTGATTGGAGTAAATATGGAATTTAACTGGAAAATTCTGGAAGTCAAAGCCGCAGATGGCTTGATTACAGAAGCCAAATATCATGTAAAAGCTGTTGACGGTGACTATTCTGTGGACACTGAAGGCTATTGGCGATTTGGCGACCCTGTTTTGACCAAGCCTTACGCCGAAGTCACCGAGGAAGATGTGATTGCTTGGGTTAAAGAAGATGCTACCCAACACGGCGAAAATATCATAGAATCACGCCTAGCGCAACAGCTTGCCAACATGGAACAAAAAACCGTGTTGCCGCCTTGGGTTGCCCAAGTTTTCACACCAAATTTGGGTTAAATCATGGCTGTACCATTTGACATCATCAGCAGAGCATTAAAAGACATCGGCGCTTTGGAGGCGGGGGAATCTCCTACTCCAGAAGCAGCCGCAGATGCTTTTGATATGCTCAACGATATGATTGACCAATGGTCAAACGAAGATATGATGGTTTTCTACAAAACCGAGATCGTATTTCCGATTGTGCCTGGTCAAACGCAATACACCATCGGCCCTACTGGTAACATCAACGCCAGCTTTACAGGGTCTATCACTGGCAACGTTTTGACCGTCACAGGCATCAACTCTGGTGCTATTAACCTTAATCAATATCTGAGTGGCTCAGGTATCACGGCAGGAACACGCATTGTTGGCTTTCTGACAGGAGCAGGCAACAACGTAAACGAAGTTGGTACATACCAATTGAACGTCAGCCAGACCGTTGCATCCACCACAATTACAGGTTATTACGAGCGACCATTGGCGATTGATTCGTCTTTTGTACGTATTAACACTAATTCAAATGGTGTGCCAATTGTTAACGGCGGCTTGGATTACCCTGTTGCAATCTTGAATCTTGAAGATTACGAGATGATTGGCCTCAAGACGTTGAATGGCCCTTGGCCTAAAGCTGTTTACTACCAGCCAACAGAGATTCTTGGGAATATTTATGTGTGGCCTAACCCTTCTCAGGGTGAGATGCACATCTTTGCCAACCAAATCTTTGCTCGATACAACACTTACTTTGACAACTTAGCATTGCCACAAGGCTATACAAACGCCCTGCGCTGGTGTTTGGCTGAACGCCTGATGCCTATGTACGGCAAAGCAAGTGCTACTCAAATTCAAATGATTAATGCGTTTGCATCGCAGGCTAAAGCTACGGTAAAACGCACAAACATGAAACCACCGCAAGTCTCTCGTTACCCTGATTCGCTGCTGGTCGGCAAGTCTAAGGACGCTGGTTGGATTTTAAGTGGTGGATTCTTTAGATAAAAAGGACTAGAAATGTCAACAATCAATTCAAACGCAACAGGTATTATTGAAACAGCAGACAACACCAATACGTTGGCTTTGCAAACAGGCGGGACAACTGCTGTTTATGTTGACTCTAGTCAAAACGTAGGCATTGGTACAACTGCTGGCATTACAACTGTTTCTAATGGTTTGGCAATCAATAATGCTACCGCTGCTAACTTACCAGGTTTGGAAATTCAAACTGCTGGTATTACGCGAATGTATTTCAATGCCAATAATGCGACTTCTTACATTGCAAGTGTTGGGACAAACCCATTAGTAACGTATACCAACGGTTCAGAACGTATGCGTATTGACTCCAGCGGTAACGTAGGTATTGGTACAATTTCTCCAAGTCAAAAGTTGACTGTTGCTACTGCTGCAAACTCTGATATTGCCATTCAGCTTACTAACGGATTGGGAAGTTTAAAAATTAGCGACTTTTCTGACGGTTCTACCGCATTTGAGAACACTGCTTCTTACCCAATGCGTTACATCATCAACGGCACAGAACGTATGCGTATCGACTCCAGCGGTAACTTGTTGGTGGGGACTACAACACAAGCAACTACTAATAAAGATGCTTTTGCTTTCTACACAGGCGCTGGTGCATATCAGTCATTTATGCACTCTACAAGCGCTTCAAGTGGAAATTATTTTGCTGGTTTTTATTATGGCGGGAATTCTGGAGCTATTGGATCAATTTCTCAAAATGGTACAACAGGGGTTCTTTACAACATTACTTCAGATTACCGTTTAAAAAACAATCCAACGCCCGTAACAAACGCTAAAGATTTTGTAATGGGGTTGCAGCCAAAAACTTGGGATTGGTGGGATGGTTCTGGTAAAGGTGTTGGCTTTATTGCCCATGAGTTTATGGAAGTTGCTAAGTATTCAGGTCACGGCGAAAAAGATGCTGTGGATGCTGATGGAAAACCTGTTTATCAAACAATTCAACCATCAAGCTCTGAAGTAATGGCAAATTTAGTTGCTTTCATCCAAGAACTCAACGCAACCATCACAGACTTGCAAGCTAAACTCAAATCCGCTGGCGTAGCTGGCTTCTAAGGAAACATCATGGCAAACACATACACATGGGTCGTAGAAGCACTTGATTGCGCTCCTAGCTTAGAAGGTCAGACCAACGTGGTTAACACAATTCATTGGCGAGTCAACGGCACAGACGGTACGCATAACGTTACTGTGTACGGCACACAAGGCGTTGCATATACCGCTGGCTCACCTTTCACGGCTTTCAATAGCCTGACAGAAGCAGAAGTCATTGGTTGGTTGCAATCCGCAATGGGTGCAGAAAAAGTTGTTGAATTGGAAGCTAATTTGGATGCTCAGATTGTTGCTTTGATCTCTCCTGCTAAAGTGACACCTGCTTTACCTTGGTAATATAAAACATGGCTGATTTTGGTTTTGTTGGCGCAAGTTACGAAGCTCCTTCCATCTATCAAGATGCACAGGAGTGTATTAACTTTCGACCTGAAGTTGACCCTACAAAGCCTGATGGCGCTCGTGGCGTGGTTGCTTTATACCCAACGCCAGGGCTGACAATTCAAGCCACTTTGCCAAATCAACAGGAAGTGCGCGGCTTGCGTACTTTGTCTGGTGGGAATATTCTTGTTGCTGTGTGTGGCTCATACGTTTACGCATTAAATACTGCGTTAACTCCCGTCATCATCGGTCAATTGAACTCAACATCTGGTCGGGTATCAATTTCTGACAACGGTATTAACGTCTACATTGTGGATGGAACTTACCGTTATACGTGGGTTATTGGTACGCAAACGGCTGCGATTTTCACAGGGTCAACATCAGGTACTACCTTGACGGTTTCTTCTGTTAAATCGGGAACTATTGCTGTTGGACAACAATTCTTTGCTATTGGTGGCGCTCAAGAGACCGTGATTACTGCGCTCGGCACAGGTAGTGGTGGTGTTGGTACATATACGATCAACATTAGCCAAAACCTTGCTTCTGCTCAGTTCTACACATCTTCAAGCGGCGCTATTGTAACTGGCGCAATTTCTGGTACTACGTTGACAGTCAGTGCAGTGTCTAGCGGTACTCTTTATGTTGGGCAAACCATTCAAGGTACTGGCGTAGCCGCCAACACTATGATTACCGCCCTTGGAACTGGCACAGGCGGCACAGGTACATACACGGTCAGCACTTCGCAAACCGTTGCATCTGAGACTTTGTATGCCCTAAATTGGACAGTTATTCCATCGTCTGACGGTGCGTTTACTGGCGGTAATACTGTCGACATTGTTGACAATTACTTTGTCTACAACCGACCAAACAGCCAGCAATGGGGTGCTTCTAACCTTTTGTCTCCTGTTAGCCCTGCTCTCAGCTACTCAGCCAAAGACGGTGCGCCTGACAACCTTGTGTCCCTTATTGTTGACCACCGAGAAGTTTATTTGTTGGGTGAGGCTTCTTCTGAGGCGTGGGTGGATGTGGGCGCTGTGCCTTTCCCATTCCAACGGATTCCAGGCACTTCTACGCAACACGGTATTGCGGCTAAGTTCTCCATGTCTCGCGTGGGCAACTCGTTTGCCTATGTATCGCAAAACAGTCGCGGTCAAGCCCAAGTCATGCAAATGAACGGCTATCAGCCACAGCGTATCTCAACTCATGCAGTTGAGAATACATTGGTCAACCAAAATATTTCAGACGCTATTTCGTGGACATATCAATTAGAAGGCCATGAAGTTTTTGTGGTGACATTTCCAAGTATCGGCACAAACGGTTTGACTTGGGCTTATGACATTACAACAGGTATGTGGCATAAGTGGTTGTACACAAACAACTTAGGCCAATACGAGCGTCACCGTGGTAATTGCGCTGCGTTGTTTCAAGGTATGGTTCTCTGCGGGGACTATTCCAACGGCAACATCTACGAAATTGACTCCACTAATTACACTGATAACGGTCAGAACGTGCGTAGATTACGCAGAGCGCCTCATTTGGTGACTGATTTGCAGCGTCAATTTTTTGATGAGTTACAAATTCAATTCCAGCCTGGCGTGGGAACAACTGGCCTAAGTGCTGGTTCATTGCCAAACAATGTGCAAATTATTCCTGCTGGACAAACTTTTACAGTGTTGGCTGGACAATCTTTTTATTTGCAAGCAAGGGTTGTTTCTCCGACTACTGACAACCCTCAAGCCATGTTGCGCTGGTCAAATGACGGTGGCTCTACATGGTCGCGTGAATATTGGGTTTCTATCGGTCAAGAAGGCAAATACAAGAATCGTGCCATTTGGCGCAGATTGGGTACAGCCCGAGATCGAGTGTATGAGGTCGTTGTCTCAGACCCTGTAAAAGCGGTCATTGTTTCTGCCAACCTTAAAGCCTCTGAAGGAGAAAGCTAATGGCTGGTGGAATTTACGGCTCAACGCAAACAAACCCATACCCTCAGTCGGAGTTTTTGGATAGCTCAACCAAACGCCCGACTCGTGCTTGGCAACAGTTCTTTCTTAACCTGCTGAACTTTTCATCGGCAACCACAGCAACGACAGGCTCTGGTAGTCTTCCTGCTGCGCCCGTAGGTTTTATAAACATTACGGTAAATGGTAAGCCTTTCAAAGTCCCGTATTACAATCAATAACATGACAGAACTTGTTGAAAATCATGTTCCTACGCTGCAAGAAATCAATCGCTTGCAAGCTGAAATGGTCAAGATGCCACAGGCAGAACTTGAGACGGAACATTATTTTTCAGGTGGAATGTATTGCCGAAAAGTATTCAGAAAAGCTGGCACATTGATTGTCGGCAAAGTTCATAAAAAAGATCATTTCTTTTTGTGTGCCAAAGGGCAAATTATTGCTTGGTCAGAAAAAGGAATGGTTACTTTGAATGAGGGTGATGTGATCTGTTCAAAGCCTGGCACTAAACGAGTGACTCTGGCGGTGACAGATGCAATTGGCATCACCGTTCACAAAACAAACAAAACAAATCTAGAAAAGATTGAAAAAGATTTAATTGAACCTGATGAGATTGCATTGTTTGATTCATCTAACAAAATCAAGGTTGAAGCCTTGGAGGGTAAATAAATGACTTGGGTTGCTGCTGCTGCTGTTGTAGGTGGTTCATTAATTGGGGCTAATGCTGCTCAAAATGCGGCTAACACGCAAGCTGGTGCGGCTCAATACGCTGCTAATGTCCAGCAAAATATGTTCAACACGCAGAACGCGCAATTTGCGCCAAATCGTGCTGCTGGATATAACGCCCTGAATCAACTTGGTGCATTAGGTTCTGGCACATCACAAACCTATGATGCCAACGGTAATCCAACTGGTTCGCAAACTGGTTCAGGTTATTTGACGCACCAATTTAATGCTCAAGACTTGCAGGGCGGTTTAGCGCCTAACTATGACTTCATGTTGCAGCAAGGTCAAATGGCTAATCAACGTGCGGCAAACGTGGGCGGTGGTGCTATTGGCGGCAATGCCTTGCAAGGTTTGAATCAATTTACGCAAGATTACGCTGGTAACGCTTATCA